AGTCTTCCCAACACCACTTTACATAGATAACATAGATAACGAAATAACAAACGAAGTTATAAATTTCATTAACAAATTCAAACTAAAAGACAATAGAGAAAATTTAATGTCAGAAGTAACTTACGTTCTAGACGAACCTATATTTCAATCATTCAAAATTAAATTAATAGTTATGCTAAAAGAATATTTAAACAGGGTTCTCGGTGTTGATCTTAAAAAGGTACAACCTATAATAACCCAATCATGGTTAAATTTTAATAAAAAGGGGTCTAGTCATCATGCTCATTGTCACCCAAATTCAATAGTTTCAGGGGTAATTTACTTAGCAGCTAATCGCCAATACGACAGTATAAATTTTCATAAACAAGAATATAGCTCACTCAAAATGAATCTAGAAAGATTTACAGAGTTTAATTGTGATAAGTTTTCTTGGAAGGTTGGTAAGGGTGATATTATTCTCTTTCCATCAAGCTTGGTTCATAGCGTAAGCCCTAATACACAGGATCAAACTAGAGTAAGTTTATCTTTTAACACTTTTATAAAAGGTAGTTTAGGTTATGAAACGGAATTAAATAAACTGACTATACTTTAATAGAAACAAATAAAGTAGTTACAACAATCATCTTAGCACTCATGACTTTCTTTCGGGCTTCTTCAACTTTACTTCTAAGATATTTACGTGATTCTTTATCCTTTGCGGACTTTAATTTTTTAAACATTTGCGTGTAATCATTCCATCTCATATGTTTTTCTAAGAAAACGATCGCTTGATTTTTCAAAGCCTTTTTATAATTTAATCTAACTTCATCAGGATCCCAACCGGCCCACCAACAGACTTGTTCAAAGTCATTACCATTAAGAATCCATTCATGTGCATCAAATTTATATACACTAGTCTTACGATCTGCAGCTGTAGCCCTAGCATCTTCTATAGCATTGAGAATAACATAACGCCAAAGTTTCTCCTCTGGTAATTTATGATTATCCGTTATAAGGTCACTAGCAATATTAGTGCCCATAAGTTTTAACAGCTCTGGTGAGTAAATCACGATGGTATCTCTCTTTGTTAGACTTTCTTTGAGAGGCGACCTCGTAATTAATGTGGAGATCCGACAGTAATGTGGTTTTCTCAGCGCCGGTTAATTTATAATCCACTATAAAGTTTTGTAAGGTTTTAAATTCTGTATCTACTTTTTTCATATTTGCATTATACATCATTTTTCTTTCCACCCTCTATTACTTTAAATGGTAATACATCTGCTTGTGGTTCCTTTTCATTACTGTGAATAATAAAGATATCTAGCGCATCTCTGTGAAATCTAAAGTCAATGCCCTCTGCATCGTAACCAAAATTAACACCAGTTAATAAAGAGGATATAATATTTACACCTTTATCATACTGTCTTCTGGGTAGTTTTTTACTTAACAAAACAAGAAATTTTGTTAATTCACTTGGGCTAGTCTTTTTTATTTTCTTTGACATAATTTTCACACATCTCAAATACACTTAACATATCGTCATACGTGACCCGTGATGCGTGATTACTATGTCCTGATCCGAAGCAAAAGATACAGTTAGCAGTGCTCAGAGAACCTCTGACATATCCATTTCCTTTGCATTCTTTGCAAATCGGTGAAGATTTAATAATAGCTATACTCATTTTGAACCTTATTGCAACCTTGATTATTTTGTTACGACTCGACCTGACTTTTCTCTTTTACGATCGGGCCATTTACATTTTATAGTGGTTTTACGATTTTCGCAATAGATTACGATATCATGACCATAAGGACGATCATATATCCAAAATTTTTTAAAATTAGGTAAAGTTAAAAAACTCTCACCATTCCTAGTTTTTTTTGCCATTTGCCCTTTCAATCTTACTCCATAAATAACCTATAATTAGAATTATAAGAAAGTAAGTAAATATCGGATTAATCATTAAAACTAATCCAAAACCTTTTAATACTTCAATAAACATTGAATTAAAAAATTATAGCTCCAATAATTAACCCAACAGTAAACCATACGATTTCTTGCCTATAAACCATATGCCATACATGAAATTTTTCTATATATTTTTTCATTAATCTAAATCATCAAACTTAGGTGATTCGTCTTTATTTTTTAAGATATAATTATTTACAACAAACCAACCTATTACACTCGCTACTAATATTGCACCCATTCCTACAAAAAATAAACCTATCATTTTTTTCTATGTCTTCCCATATACCAATCACCAGGTTCATAATCCCAACGTTTTCCATGATGGCCCCTTATGTCAGCATACCACATTCTAAGTCTTACAATTAATTTTTTAGTTCTTAACCACATCTCTAAATTTTATAAACTCATTCTTAATATATTTCAACAAATCCTCATACTTTTTTTCTGCATCAGTAGACTTAAATTTATTTCTTTCTATACCGTCTACTGATAAAGTTATCTCATCAGTAATTTGGTTATATTCTACAGTAAAACTTTCTTTACCTTTTGTATTGAAAAAAACTCTTTTAATATCTACTGCGGTAATAGTCATTTACTATTACCTTTCTTTTCAAGATCTGCTTTATATTTATCTACACTGGTTCCTTTCTTTTTAGCTTGAAATCCTATGTAGTCGTGCAATATTTTTTGAAACATCGCAGCAGGAGCTCTATACTTATCTGCACAAAGTCCTTTCAATAAAGTATGGTCCTCTTTTCTGATCGCCATACTTTTCCATTTATTTATGTCCATGTCTTTCCTTTCTTTGTTTAATATATTTTAGTAAATCATCAGCTTTAGCCAATTGACAATATCTCAGATAGCAAACTTTCCATCCCGGCCTTGTTTTAGATCTATTCATACAAAACTTAAAACGTTTATCTGCTATCTCTTGTCTTTTTTCCAAACCTGCATAAATTTTACCAACTGGGTTATACTCATTCCATAAATTTAGGGCCACATTATTTGTGTACATAAACTTATAAAATTTTTTCATTGCGTTTATTTTAAGAAGTCTTACGTCCATATTTTTTCTTTTGTTCCTTTGCCCACTTAGCTATTGTATAGTTTCTTTCAATCTTAAAATACTTAGACTTTTTTACTCCAGACAGATAAGCCCTCATAAGATTTATTGTTTCTTCTAATATTTCTTTATCTGTGAGATATTTTCTTTGTCCATGAGCTGAAGATACAAAATTAACTTTAACTTTATAATCGTAACATCTTGGCATTATTTTTTCTCCTTACAGTTTTCTTTTGCAACATTATTTCCTTCTTTCTCTACAAACCATACATATGACCACTCTTTATGATCAGGTGTGCATTTTTTTCCAAACTTAACAGTATATGTGGCAGAGCATGCTGTTAAGAATAAAGCTATGATAGCTACGGTAATTACTGTTAATAATTTAGTTTCCTCAGACATAATTGTCTCCTTTCCTTTTTATTAAACCATTAAGACTCCAGCCATAATGATTAGTTAACTTTACTAATGAATCACCAGACATTCTACAAATGCCGTGTTCATATTTATTAATACTTTGATGTGATACATTTAATATTTTAGCAATGTCAGATTGTAAAAGACCGTTTGCTGTTCTATGATGTCTTAACCAACTGGCTATTGTAAAACTAAGATTGTTTTCTTGATCGAACATACCATTCCTCCTTTTTAAACTCTTGAAGTGAGTTTGCCTTAGACTTGAGTATTGCAACCCATTGATCAAACCAAGGATTATTTTCGTCAAAAGACATTCCTTTGTTGAATGAAGCTCTATTCATAGCAGCTATTCTTTTTTCTTGCCATGAACCCACTTTGTAGGGATCTCTTGAATAATCTCCAGAATCTTGTTTCTGTGCTATCCAAGCTGCAAATTCTTCATCTGTCATTTTTGTCATCGGTAACTTATATAGATAAGATATTATAATAAGTCAAGCATATCTTTACAGAACTTAAAAAAATGGTATGTATTCTCATGAAACTTGTTTATGCAATGATAATATTCGGATATGTCTGTAATGACCATCCAAATATGGACGATCAATGCACACAGGTATATATTCCTGGAGCTATAAGCCATGCTGATTGCTCAGTTAAGTTCTATAGCTATCTCAGCCGCTATCAAGACGAAATCGCAAAAAAAGGGCTATCTATGACCCATAAAGAGGTATATTGCCTGTCAAGTGACCCCGATGTTGACATGGTGCATAAATTTTAATATTATATCCTATGAAAGCTTATCGTATCCAAGCTAGAGCATGTGGTAAATATCTGAGGGATATTATCAAAGCTGATACAGTCATAGAGGCATTGAATAGGTTTTCACAACGAGTAAAAGACGGGATTATAACTGCCTTAGATGAGGACTTTTATAATCATAAAAAAACCGTCATAACTTATGAGGAACTTGATGAGTCCGGAGAAAAGAAGACTGTTAGTGAAGCTCCAGAAACTTGAGAACCAGTGGTCATCTGATTTAATTTTGAATGGCCGAGTTACTGTAGAGATGCACAAAACAGAAACTGATATTAGATCTACAAGAAACACGATTAAATATCAGGATGTACAGGAAAATTTAGCTCAAGCACAAGCTTAAGTTAAATTTTAAAATTTTGAAAAATCGTATTTTTTCTGCAGGACACCTATCGGCTTTTCATACTCATAATGATTTATAACCTTTAATAATTTTGGTCTCTTCACAATACTAAATGGATATATTTTTTTTGCGACTTCAAAAGCTTGTCTATGAGAACATCTCCAACGCCATTGATCTTTTCTACTAAAACCAAGATTACTTTTGTGTGAAATTGTTCCGACTCTAAATGTGTTATAAAAATAATGTAATGGGTCTAACTCAATCATATTAATCTCTAAAGTAATTTTCCAAACTAAATGAGAAGTCTTGCCTTCATTTCTAGATCTAGGATATTGTTTATACATCACACAACCTTCTCCATCAAAAAGGCCTGCACAATATGCTATATCTTCGTTACTTCGCCTGACCCCAGGAGGTACCCAAACCATAATCAACTACAAACGGAACTTTAAACTCTATCGTTTGCTCCATAATTTTTTTTATTTCTTTTGCTTGTTCTTCTTTCTTTATATTAAAACAAAGCTCATCATGAATTTGTAACATAGGTAGATGTCCTGCTTCATAACAATCTATCATAGCTTGTTTTGTTTGATCTGCTGAGGATCCTTGTATTAATCTATTTAAAGCTTTGTAGGTATAGGCTCGTTTAATATTTTCTTTTCCATATTTAGCTATTGCATTATCTTCTTTTTCAGCAACATGTAAACCAAAGTCTTTTGTTTCCCACATATCGAATCTACACTTTCTACCTTTTTTAGTTCTTATCACACCTCTCTCTTGAGCTGTGTACATACACTTATCAGACAACTGTTTTACAAATGGAACTTTTCGATTATATTTAGAAATTAAAACATCAGCCTCCTCTTTAGTAACACCTAAACTAATAGCTAATTTATTTTTTCCCATACCATACATTAAACCTAATCCAATAGTTTTAGCTTGAGTTCTTTCAATACCCACTAAGTCTGCAACTGTTTGATGAAAATCCGCTTTTGCATTTTTGTAAGACTCAATTAATTCTTGTGATCCCTCATACCCATCACCGATAGAAGCTGCATAATGAACCGTCATCCGTGGCTCTTGTTGCGAGTAATCAAAGCTTCCCCATTGATGGCCTTCTTCTGGTATAAATAATGATCTAATTTTAGGACCAAACTCTTTGTTTCTAGCAGGCACCTGTTGTAAGTTTGGATTAGACATACTTAATCTTCCTGACACTGTACCACCATGTTCAGATTTCAACTGCATTATTTCACCATGTATCCTACCTTCGACTTGATACTTCATTATAGAAGTTAAAAACGTTCCATGAAATTTATTAAGTTCTCTTCCTTGTAATACTAACTTTGCTAGTTTATGATTAGAATTAACTAACCAGTTATGAGTAAATGAAGGTTCACCAGTTTTTGCAGTTCTTGGATAATCTATTTTTAATTTGTCAAAAGCTGTTCCTATTTTTCTGGCGTTCCAAATATCGACCTCTTCTCCTGAAACTTTTTTTATTTCTTGCAATACTTTCTTTTCTTGGAGTATCATTTCTTTTTTTAATGATTCAGCACGGTCTACCTGCACTCTCACTCCTCGTTGACGCATTTTTATTAAGATAGGTAATAGTTTTGATTCTAATTCCCAAACAGTTGTTAAGCTTTGTTGAGCTATCTCTTGCTTAAATCTCTGCCATAATAGGAGCGTGAGGCGTGCATCTTGTTCAGCGTAAAATCCTACATGCTCAGCAGGTAGCTTCCACATCTCTGCTTTTGGGTCTACACCATGTGCAGCCGCTGCAGCTTTCAAATCAGTTTCTGCTTTTATCTCTCCTAAGTAATCTACAGATAATGCATTCAAAGAATAAGAAAATCTATTCTCATCAATTATGGCTGCCGCTATCATAGTATCAACTATATCGCCATTAACTTTGATACCCTCAGCTTCTAACCAACCTACATCGTATTGAGCATTGTGAAAAATTTTAGTGCATGGTAAAGCACAAACTTTCTTCATATAATTTTTAACTTGTTCGGGTATCATGTTACCCCCACCGAAATGGCCAAAAGGAAAGTAACCTTGCCAACCTTCTACAGCTACAGCAAAACCAATAATATTACCCTTACCTAAAGCCCAGCCTGCACCTAGACCATCAGATAATCCATCATCTTTTGTCTCTAAATCGATTGCTATTTCTTTAGCTCCAGTTAAATCTTTATATTCAGATGGGCACGACCAAATGTGTTTTTTAAAATTCATTGTTAGTTGTAAACTCATTATTTTCGCATTTTTCTTTTTTCAATAATCTTCTTATCTTTACGTAATCTTGATATTTCTAAATCACAATAATGTTTTACTTTTTGCAAGTCTTCTTCTCCACCCTTTTCTAAATACCTTACAAGATATTTAATACATACCCCCTGAAAAAAATTTAATTTGTTTAGTGATATGAAATCATATGGTGATATGGCATAACCCTTATAGTGTCGGCCGCCTATTTGCCTATCTTTAGGATCATCTATTTTGTCAAACATTCCTACGTCAGTCATTCATTTTCTCCTTAATATAGATTAAATAATCTGCTCCTAATGGATAGTTATATTTATAGTCTGTTCGAAGTAAATGTAAAGTTCTTTTTGCTCTAGTGACTCCGGTATACCAAACTTTCCTTTCATCTGTTTTATCATCTCTTTTTTTATGTCCAAAGTCTGATGCATAATTACCTTTACTGTACATGACTACATGATCAGCTTCATCACCTTTTACAGAGTGTATTGTATCTATAATAATTTTTGGATCCTGATCTAATTCTTCTTGTCCATAGTTTCTAAGTAGTCTAATAAAGTGTCTAGTTTGTTTTGGTTTAAAGTTTCTTCTCAATATCCAAAACCATGGCTTCTTTTTAGATTTATCTGGTAGTGCAAGACCACACCAATCTTTTAGTTCTTCAAAACTGTAATCTCTAAAGTCTGGTTCTCCCATCCAAAACTTATCTCCTCTAAAACTTGTTTGCGATAACTCACGAACATATCTGTATAAATTTTGAGCATCATGTTTGTTTATCTTTTTACTATTACTTAGTCTTGTCCAAGACTTAATTGCTTGCCATTGTTTTTGATCAAAACATTTATTCTCGTGGTTATCTTTAAAATATAATCCTGCATCTTTTGCTATCATCCTTAATTCATTAACAGTGCTGTTAATTCTACCTAATATAAACCAAGTTCCCTTTTCTTTTTTTATAGGTATGTCGCTAAAATCAAAATAGCTTTTTACATAACCATCCTTATCTGAAGGCAGGTATTCTTTTTCTATACTACCTTGTATGCCCCTACGAATAATTTGTGAGAAGTGATGTATAGCCTCCCCAAATCTTCTTGTCTTTCTTAATCTAACTTTTCTACCAGGAAAATAATCTGTAAAATATAACGGGTCAGCACCATTCCATTTGTATATACCTTGATCATCATCACCAGCAAGATAAATACGTTTTACTCTTTTGGCCATCTTATAAATTACATCCCATTGAAGAGGAGTACAATCTTGAGCTTCATCTAAAATTAAAATATCTAATGGTGGAAAGTTTACTTCATGTATTGCTCTTTCAATCATGTCATCAAAATCTATGAAAGATCTCTGACCACCAGAAGTTTTATAATGCTCATATGTTCTTATCTTTCTTACAAAAACATCTAGATTATCTCTTTTATACGCTTCTTGTTTGTAAATAGTAGTTGGACTTTGTCTTAAATTTCTAGCTTTGCTATATATTTGTAAGGACCAATCTTTATAAGTAAAGTCATCTTCAGATAATCTTGAGTCTGTTCTTTTTACAATATGATTTTGTAATGCATAATCAATCATACAATCTTTAGGGTCAAAAACTTCTTCTTCAAAAAATTTTCTGCAGTATCTGTGTAAGGTGCTAAATTTACTGAAGTCATCTTCTTGATATTGAGGAAAAGCCTCTAGAGCTCTTTCTTTTGCAGTATTAACAGCTTTATTTGTAAAAGATAAAAAAGCTATTTGTTGTGGTCTAGCTCCTTTTTTTAAATGGCCTTTTAATACTCTTTCTATAAGTGTGAAAGTTTTTCCTGTACCTGGTGGCCCAAATATTTTTATAGTCTTTTTCTTAAATTCTTTTAGAAGTTTAAGTTCTGAATTTTCCTGTGTGGTATTCGTCATCTAATTCTGATATTTGATTTTTCTTTTGTGGTGCCTTTTTCTTTACCTCTTTATAAACAACGAACTCTGGCATTTTAACAGACCAAACATTTTTCTCTCCTTCATGATAATCTAAATGCTGACAATCCAATAACTTCATTGCTTCTTTTGTAGTGTTAAAATATTTCTTTCCTGATATGAATCTTTTTAAAGTATTTTGTTTAAAATAACAAATCTGTGTTTTAGAGTCCACTACAACGAAACCATCTTTTATTTTTTTGTAGTCGTCTACCTCTAAATGATCTTCAAAGAATTTTTTTAGAATGTCGTATTGTTCTTCATTAAGCACATCCAACCATTTTGATTCTGTATCTTCAGTTGCATTAGACACTATGTGATGCATTAATAATTCAAAAGGTGGTGGTGCTTTTTTTGGTCTCTCTAATGTTTTCCAATAAATTCTAAAACCTAATAATTTTTTTCTCCATGCTTTTTCATCAACCATGTCTTCGGGTCTCACTGTAATCTCTTCGTCTTGATATTTAAAACTATACTCAATAGTTTTCATATATCTTGTATAAGTAATATTAGTAAAATCATTAATAATATTAGGTGGTTCAAAACCAATACCTAGTGCTCTAGTCTTACAAACTTCTTTATTACATATCGGGCTTAACACTCCATACTTAGGAGGACATTTATAACTATAATTCTTTACTCCAATAGATTTTAATATTGAACTCCTTATTTCACTTTCACTCAATGGACTTACAAAAAACTGTTGGTTTCTTTCTTTCAACACATCAAACATCTCCTCTTTACTTAATGCAGTATCACTTTGTTTATTAGCTAATACACCAGCATTAAATAAAATATCATTTCTATGATTGCCTGCCCATTTCTCTCTTAATAAATTCTGTATACAAGGAGGGAACTTACTGTAGTCAAACTCAGGTTCGTAATCTTCTGTTTTTAAATCTTGTAATTCTTTTAAACTAGAAACTTTTGTTTTCGCTATCTCTATAAATTTACCAACTAGTATTGGATTACCATTATCATCATAGCCGTGTTCCGTGGTTGCATCTGCTTTATAGTAAGGCATATTCATTGCTTTATTCATTGGAAATACTTCATCACTTAAAAAGTATTTATCATTCCAAGCATTTAAAACTTTCTTAACATCTACAATCTTGTACCAATCATCTAAAAATAAAAATAAATGTAGACCTCCTGATTTAGATCTTGTTGGTACTAAAGGTAAGTTATTGTTTCTAAGAATGTCTAAATATTTTTTTGATGCGTAATCTTTATAACTACGAGGATCTATATCTATACACCCCCATTTAACAACGTCATCTTTTTCAGGTTTAATACCTATTCTTAATTCACCTGATATATGTTTCTTCCAAATTTCTTCAGTAACAGGTTCGTGAACCGTGCTACATTCAGCTTCATGCTTGCCCCTCTCATCTACCGTCCCTGTAAGAACGGTAGTGAGATACTGACTAGGATCACCTTGAAATAACTTTAAGAGATCCTTGATCATTAAAATGGAACACCATCAGCTTTTTTCATTTGTTGTTTTTCTTCAACAAAATCTACTTTACCAAAGATATCACTTTTCATTGCAGACTCATAAAATGAATGTGTTGTTTGTAAAAGTTTAGTGTCTTTAGTTTCATCTAAAAACTTATCAAACTCAACAACCCAACCATACCAAGAGTTTTGTGAATTAGATTCTTTAGTAGTTTTTAACCTATAAACTGTAGACCATCTTGGTGGATTGAACATGGATTTCTTTCCTTGTTTTCTTCTTGTACCAATCATAGTATTCCAAGTTTTAGATTTTTTCTTTTGAGTAGATTTCATAGTTATCAACGCTTGCTCTACAGGTTGATAATTTTTATCTAAGATATAAACGAAATGGTTTCCTGTATCTTCTACATAGTTACCGTTTTCAAGTCTATCTTTGTTATCATCCCCTCTATTTGTTTTAGCCATAATAGCAGGATCTGTATGTATACCTACTGGTCTTCCTGGTGAATCACCTCTATCTTTCCACTCATTGTAAGTATTTATGTAAAGACATGGAACAACTAATATTCCGTCTTTGCCTTTCCATAAAGTTCCAGAAGTTTCTGAATAGATGTCACCTGGTTTTGCTGTCTCTATGTATTTACCATCACTTTCATCTAGCACTGGTGAGTTAGCATAAAGAATTTTAAGGATCGGTAATTTTTGATCGTTTGCACTTACAAACTCCGAACCTTGTCCTGCATATGATTCAAGATCAATTTTTGCAGGAAGTTTTGCCTCTGTTTTTTTGGAAAGCTCTTGAGACTGAGCTCGTTCTGTTTTTGGCATATTATTCCTTTGTTAATATTTTAGTTCTATCGGCAACATAAACACCAAATAAATCATGAGGCACATCTTTGCCTGATTCGACTTGTTCTCTAACAAATCCAGCTAATGTACTATGATGAACATGGGTTTTTTGTTTGACGTTAAAACCTTTTTCGATGAGTTCCGCTGCTAAAGCTTTTGCCTCGTTATCTTGTTTCATACCAAATGACATTGATAAATCATTTTTAATTAGATCTTCAAAACCATTTTCTCTTAGCCAAGATAAAGCTTCATTACTTTTAGCTGCAGGAATTCTAGCAGCATATTTTTTACTTATCTCAACAGATGAACCATCTGCTAATTTAAGCATCGAAATACCTGCCTGTTGCATTAAGTTTGGAATAGTTTGCTCAGAAAGAGTGCGTTCAACTTCTTCTAACTTTTTTCGTTTATCGTCTATCGCTTTTAACTGTTTCTGAGTATCTATTAACTTATTGCAAGAATCGGCGATGTCCTTTGACATCCCGGTATCGACCGCAATGGTCGACTCTTGTTCTAAATCCATAGAACCTCCTTTGAAGTGCTTATATATTTTTATTTGTATTTGTAAAGGAAAAAGTTTAAAAGAATGCATGGAAGCAAGTGTGTGGAAAACTAAGCCATTCAAACATCAAGCTAAAGCATTTGATTTAGGACATGAACAAAAAGCGTACGGTTATTTTATGGAGATGGGCACAGGTAAAACTAAAGTGGCCATTGATAATGCTAACTTTTTATATGAACGTAAAAAAATAAATGATGTAATCGTATTAGCACCTAACTCAGTTTATACCAACTGGGTCAAAGAAATTAAGAATCATTCTAAACTACAACCTGATATCTTTATTTGGAAAACACACAACCTTAAAAAATTAGATAAATATAAATATAACAAATTCTTTTTTTTGTTAATGAATATCGAATCACTATCAAGGAGTAAAGGTGTAAAATTTCTAAAACATCAATTATTAAAAAGGGGTGACAAAACTCTTCTTATAGTAGATGAAAGTACCACAATAAAAAATAAACGTGCGAAGAGAACGCAAGAATTGTGTAAAATTGGTTATCTCGCCAAGTATAGACGTATATTGACAGGCTCCCCAGTAACAAAAAATCCATTAGACCTTTATACACAATGTGAATTTTTGAGTAAAGATCTATTAGGTTTTAAATTAC